TCATTACTACTTCACGATTAATGATTGGATTGATTATTTAGATCAGCTTCAGTATAAAACTCGATTTGTGATTGTCGTGACCGCGGAGAAAAAGCATATTAATCGCTGTTGGGCTTCAGCCGATGTGCCGAGTATTCGCAACTACTTTAAGGATTGGGAAGAGGTTGGGTTTATTGATGTGATACCAGACGACGGGGAGCCGGGGTATAGAAAACTTTGGTCACTTTGTTTTAAAAGTCCTTTTATTGAACGTGTGGATAACAGCACGTTAGATAGAGGCAACCATGTACAAGACGGTTTCTATAAAGAACTGGATGAAGGTAAAAAGTATCAAGATACAAGGTACTATCACATAATAGAAAAATATCGCCGAGGTAAGTGGTCTCCCGAAAGACTTGCCAGATGGTTTGAGGATAGGGTTAAACTTTATAATGATGTGAAAGAAAATGGTTTGAAAAAGCCCATTCTAATTGACGGGAAAGGACTCGTTTTAGACGGCAACCACCGAGATTCTATGCTAGAAAGTTTAGGATATAAAACTGTCCTAGTAAGGAAAACATGATGAAAACTGCCGTTATTTACTATACCTCAAATAGAGAGCCGGTAGAGTTTGAACGCAAGATCCAAGAGGATCTACTTTCTAAAACCGGAACTCTTGAAATTATTAGTGTTTCTCAAAAATCTATGAATTTCGGTAATAACATTTGCGTAGGCGACATTGGTGCATCGGGATTTAATATGTGCAGACAGGTACAGATTGCTTTGCAAAATACTGATGCGGACTTTGTTGTTTCTGCGGAAGCTGACTGTTTGTACTCTCCGGATTACTTTTACTTTCAGCCACCAAGACTGGATGCGTGTTACCGCAACACAAACATTTATATCCTAAAATATAAGCGGGATCACTTTAATAAAAAGTCCATGTCCACCTTCTCACAAGTGATAGGTAGAAAATTTTATCTTGATAGATTAAACAAGTTGTTTGAAGGCGCTCCTCAATGGAGTACCGAAGAGAAGAATTTTCCTAAAGAGCGTGGAATGAAATTGTTTGATAGCTTTGAACTGTTTGAAACAGAATTTCCTTGTGTGTCGTTTAAGACCGGAAAAGGAATGAGACAGCACACAACTACCCTCGAAGAACAGTATAAAGAGTTACCTTATTGGGGGACTGTGGAGGAGTTCCAAAAAAAGTATCTATGAAAATAATTGAAGGAATCAGAAAATTAAAAGGTCGTTCTGTTGAGATACCAGACTGTTCTCGCAAGGATCTACCGGAGTTCTTTAAAGAAATGGGATTTACTATCGGAGTGGAGATAGGCGTTTATAAAGGGGAATTTACCGAAACTATCGCTCAATCGGGATTAAAAATATATGGTGTGGATCCGTGGCTTGCTTATGCAGACTATCCTTACTATGGTAAACCCAACGAGCAATGGCGTGAGGACGCCAACTTTGAAGAGTCTCGCGACAGATTGGAGAAGTATGAGAACTGCTCTCTTATCAGAGAAACTTCTATGGAGGCACTAAAGCATTTCCCGGATAACTCCGTAGACTTTGTCTATATTGATGGTAATCACTCTTTTAAGTACGTTGCTGAAGACATTTGTGAATGGGTAAAGAAAGTCAAGCCGGGTGGGTTTGTTTGCGGGCATGACTACATTTACGCTAACCCCGAAAACTTCCACGTTCGTTATGTTGTTGACGCTTATGTTGAGTCTCACGCCATCAAAAATTTGTGGATCTTGGGTAGAAAACATCCACTTAATAGGAAGGAGAAAAGAGACCGATGGAGGAGCTGGATGTTTCGAAAGGGATAATATATTATTCCGCAAGCAAAATAGAGGATCCCATTAAGTCAAAGGTACGAGAACTTCTTGTGGCTTCCGGGCTTCCCATTACTAGCGCTACCCGTGAAAAAACCGATTTTGGAACCAATGTTGTTATAGCGGGGGAGTACGGCTATCCGACAATGGTCAGACAAATAATATCGGCCCTGTCTTCAAGTTCCGCAAAGTATGTGTTTTTTTGTGAGGACGATGTTTTGTACCCGGTTTCGCACTTTGATTTTACCCCGCCCCAAGACAATGTTTTCTACTATAACTGTAACGCGTGGAGATGGCTTTTTGGTACTGATACGGCCATTAAACACGATAGGATGCTTTCATTATCTTGTATGTGTGTTAATCGTCTTTTTGCTTTAAGCCACTATTTAAAACGCGAGGAGACGATTAGGGAACGAGGTTGGGACAAGATAGAACCAAATAACAAGGAGCCTTCGTGGGCTAGAAAAATGGGATATGAGCCGGGACAAAAGAAAAAGAAACGCGGCGGTTTTTCGGATGATGATTACGATACATTTTCTTCCACCGTTCCTGTAATAGACATAAGACACAAAGGTACTTTTTCTCCACCTAAAACCAAACTTTCAGACTTCAAGCATCCTCCGAAATGGTTTGAAGAAGTATCTATTTCTAGTCTCCCCGGTTGGGACTTAAAGGAAATGTTTAATGGATCTTAGTATTCTAATCCCTAGTCGTAATGAAATGTTTTTGAAAAATACGATAGAGGATATTTTAAAAAACATCGAGGCGGATACCGAAGTAATTGCACTGTTAGACGGCGAATGGTCAGATCCCCCGGTTCCACAAAACGAGCGGGTTAATGTAATTTACGTTAACAAGGCTGTGGGTCAGCGTTCTGCCGCCAACCTTGCCTGCAAGTTGAGCCGGGCCAAGTATGTTATGAAAGTTGACGCGCATTGTTCTTTTGATAAAGGCTTTGATAGAAAAATGATTGAAGGCTTCGAGCAGGCAGGAGAAGAAAGTGTAGTAATGGTTCCTGTTATGAGGAATCTTTGGGCGTTTAGCTGGAAATGTTACCACTGCGGCTGGAAAAAATATCAGGGGCCAACCCCGGAGAAGTGTGGAAGTTGCGGAAAGTCCGACAAACTTAAAAGAAAAATGATGTGGGTAGGCAAGACTAATCCTCAAAGTACCTCTTATTGTTTCGACAGCGAACCTCACTTTAGATATTTTGAAAATTGGAAACACCGCGAACCGTATATTACCGATAAGAAAACTAAGAAAATAACCGAGACTATGAGTTTGCAGGGATCGTGTTTTATGTCTACCCGCAAGACCTATTGGGATCTTGAGTTATGCGGGGAGGGTCTTGGCAACTGGGGAAATCAGGGAATAGAAGTAGCAGGAAAGGCGTGGTTATCGGGAGGAAAGGTGCTTTGCAATCACAATACTTGGTACGCCCATATGTTTAGAACACAGGGCGGGGACTTTGGTTTTCCGTGGCAGAAATCGGAAAGAGAAACGCAAAAGACAAAAAATAATGTAAAAGAGCTATTATGGGACAAGAAGTTTTCAAAGCAAATATACCCCGTTTCTTGGCTTATAAAGAAGTTTTGGCCCGTACCCGGCTGGACACAGGAAGAACTTGATAAACTTTCAAATTTATAATCGGTATAAAAGTAGTAACATATAAATATGGCGATTAAGTATGTCTCACAAGAAAGTCACAATAATAACGATTTCATCTATGGTTCCGGGGGTGCAGATGAAAAGATGGCGCAGACATTTACGCCGGGCGCTAGCATTACTGTACCTTATGTCATCTTGGCTTGTGGTAAAGGTAACACTTCTCCTACAGACAATTTAACTCTTAGGATCGAAACCGTATCGACGGGCAGACCTTCCGGAACTTTGGTACACGCGAACGCAACTGTTACAAAAGCGGCGGCGAGTTTACCGACAGACTGGGATCAAGTAACATGGACATTCCCCGCCTCCATTTCTCTTACGGGTGGAACTGCTTACGCTTTAGTTTTGCAAAGAAGTGGGTCAAGAAGCACATCCGCTTATTATGTGTGGTTGATATACACCGGAGCTTCTGAAGCTGGTGGAGATCTGTATCATTCGTTGAACAGTGGGTCGTGGGCGGACGGTTCTGAAAGCGGGGATGCCGAATATCAGGTTTGGAGGGACGAGGTATCCTCAATCAGTCCTTCAATAAGCCCCTCACTTAGTCCGTCAGTATCTCCCAGTGTTTCTCCAAGTGTATCGCTAAGCCCGTCTTTATCTCCATCCATTAGTCCAAGCGTCAGTCCATCTATATCACTTAGTCCGTCGTTGTCTCCAAGTTTAAGCCCAAGTATAAGCCCCTCAGTATCACCGAGCGTCTCACTAAGTCCATCGTTGTCGCCGTCTTTAAGTCCATCAATATCCCCAAGCGTTTCACCAAGTATTTCGCTTTCACCGAGTATTAGTCCAAGTGTTAGCCCAAGTGTATCGCTGTCACCATCGTTAAGTCCGAGCCTAAGCCCAAGTGCAAGTCCGTCCGTGTCGCCAAGCGTTTCATTGTCACCATCATTATCACCGAGCATAAGCCCTTCAGTTAGTCCAAGTGTCTCGTTATCGCCATCACTTAGTCCAAGTGTTAGTCCTTCAATTAGTCCAAGTGTTAGCCCAAGTGTATCGCTGTCACCAAGTCTAAGCCCTTCGTTGTCACCATCCGTTTCGCCATCAGTTAGTTTGTCACCGTCTGCGTCACCTTCGGAAAGTCAAAGTGTATCTCCAAGTGTTTCGCTAAGTCCATCTGCATCACCTTCGCTAAGTCCAAGTGCTTCGCCAAGCTTAAGCCCAAGCGTTTCACTGTCTCCGTCACTTAGCCCAAGTATTTCACCAAGCGTTAGTCCGTCAGTCAGTTTAAGCCCGTCGCTATCACCTTCAACAAGTCCAAGCGTTAGTCCAAGTGTTTCACTTTCGCCGTCGTTTAGTCCGTCCATTTCCCCAAGCGTTTCTCCAAGCACCAGCCTTTCACCATCACTATCGCCAAGTGTTAGTCCATCGTTTTCACCGTCGGTCAGTCCGAGCGTTAGCTTGTCGCCAAGCATTAGCCCATCAATGTCACCAAGCATTTCCCCATCAGAGTCCCCATCTCCTACCGAATGGCAAGATAAATACGACGTACAGGGAACCTCTTATGGGTATAAATACACAGACCGTGGAAGTTCTTACTCTGATAAATATGGGGTCAAGGGTGATACTTATACAGATAAATATACTTTCAGACTTTAAAAAAGTGCTATCATAAAAACATGGATGATGCATCTAAATTTTTAATCCAAAGTTTTACAGGTTTATCCGATTTCGAGGACAAGGGTCAAAGAGGCGCTTTTAAGTTTGGAAGTGGCCTAGATGTCAGAAGAAACAGAGATACGTTAAAAGCCGGGCAAGCGCTAACAGATGATCTTGGCTCCGGGGGCTTAATGAACTCCCCTGTTGTTGATGCGTTCGCTTGCTCTGATGGCAACTCTTATTGGGGGCTTGCTAATGGAAGGATCCTACAAAGATCAGACGCAGGTGTGTGGGCTTTAAAATATACGGACGTCGAAGGAGATTTACGGGGTATAGGTGAGTGGGGGAACGATCAAGGAGAAAAGGGAATCTATTGGGCAACTCCTACTAAACTGCACAGAAAACCACTACCCGGAACCTCAAACTGGTCTGATGTTGATACTTCAGCAGGATCTCCGGCACAAACTTATCCTAAGACTAACCTAACCAGTACACCAAACCACTTAATGAAGCCGGTAAACGGGACATTTCTTATAAACAACGGGCAGACCTTAGCGATGGTTGGTTTTGATGAGTCTTATACGAACAACGCACTTCAACTCTTACCGGATAATCTAGCGAAAGTTCTACTAGATGACGGGGCTTCCGCCATAATAGGAGCTAATCTTGGATCAACTAAAGAAGAGTCTTGGCTATACGCGTGGGACGGAATTGCCGATAATTACAACGATAGAACGTCGCTTGCTTTTAAAGATATAAACGCAATAGTTAAAACCGAAGTCATAATAATTCAGTTTGGAAGTGATGGCTTTTTATACTTTGTCGGAGATTCGGCAAGGCTTCCTATTATGCAGTTTCCCGGAGGAGGGCAGGTAAAATCTGCAGGGGTTGAAGTCGATGATGGGTTAGCGCTGTTTGGAGTGTACGGTAACGACGATAGTCGCCAAGTAGGGGTTTACTCTTATGGGCGTAAAAAGAAGAACGCTGATTTCACACTTAATCTTGATTATCCGCTTGATGTTACCTCCATTGATGCTGTTAGAAACATTGATTCAACAATACTAATTGCCTACACAAACGGTGGTGGGTACGGGGTCAAAAAGGTCGACACTGCAAACAAGGTGGCGCAAGCCGTGTACGAGTCGGTTGATCTTAAAATGCCTCCAATTCTTTCTGATAAACATTCAGTCCCAAGTGTTGTAATAGATATGGTTCCGCTTCCTGCTAATTGTTCTGTCGAGGTTTGGAGACGTATGGACAAAACAGAAACCGGCGGTACAGATTATTTAGGTGTTAGTACCGGCCTTGACGATGGTTGGTTCCAGTGTAGCCTACAAGATGAATCCGGAGCCTTTGATACCGAAGGTGGAACGGAAGCAGTATTTAATGTAGGAGACGGGGGAAAATATATGGAGATCAAGGTTGTTCTTAATTGCTATGTAAACAACAGCCCTGAGATTCTTAGGATTTACCCGTATTTTGAATGACGACTACTTACGAACCAGAAGTTATAAACACTTACGCTTTACCTGAAACAATAGACACCGATGCTACCGGGTCTGTTAACTACGAAGGTAAGACTGTCGCTTCGCCATCTACACGAGTAGATAAACAGTTTCCGGTTAAGAATATAGCAAGAGAAACATTATCGGAATCTATAAATACCAGAACAAAAAGGATTTTAGGTAATTATACGTTTGGTGCTTTGGGGGCTATATCTATTGGATCCTATGAAAACGGTGTTTCGGGAGACATAAGAATTACGCCCGACGGCTTAACAGCTAGAAATATAAATGGCGTTACTACCTTTTTTATAGACGGCGTAACAGGAGATGCAACATTTCTGGGAACCATATCCGCAGGTTCGGTAGTAGTAGGATACGCAAAAGGGTTTGTTTCCACACTTGTATGGACTGCAACGGATTTTAATACGGCAAATTGGGCTGCCGGCACAATAAAGACCTCTGACGGGATTTCGTATTCTATAGCTTCTGGTAATACGGGTAATATATCCGCAACTACTTATATTTATCTTCATCCCGCAACGTCCATAACGGTACTTCAAACCTCAACAACAGCCACTGATGCGGCAGGAGACGGTAAGATACTGACTGCAATAATCGAGTTAGGTACTTCTGGTGCGGGGTGTATTATTACTGTTATTGGTTCTACTGGTACTACCATAGATGGAGACCGTATAGTTACCGGTAAAATAGAGTCCGCGGACGGTTTGACCTACTGGGATTTGGATAATAATTTATTTGTTCAGAGTGATGGTACTTATCCAAGAGTTGTTATAGGAGACGCATAATGTCAATAACAATGAGAGTGTCACGACCAACGTTTAATGCTCTAACAGATATCAATATTTATAATTACTCAATATATGCAGACAGTGACAATGTTCTGATAAAAGAACATTCGAGGGGATCTGGAGATTTAGCAGCACCCGTCACAATAACCCACAGCCTAGGTTATATTCCGTTCTTCTTGTTGTACTCCGAGGTTTCTGCGGGCAGATATAGAGTGAATAGTTTTTATGATGTATCTGGTGGTGGATGGAGAGTTAATGCAAATACTACGACTATAGAAATAGACAACCCGACTTTTGATGCAAATACTGATGGGTACAGATACTACATATTTTATGATCAACTAACATGACACAGGTGATAAAGATTTCAAAAGCTGGTTATAACGCGCTAACCGAAACTGACATAAATAACTATATTTTCCATTCGGCTTACAACACTCTGAAGATATTGGCAGAAGGTTTATTAACCTCACAGTCTGTAACAGGAAACCCGACAACCTTTTCGGTTGCTCATGGTAGATCCAACATACCTGCTATAATGGCGTTTGTAAAATATCCTGATGGGTACGTGACATTGCCTAGAGGTATACCGCGAGATACTCCGTCAACTTACTTGGATGTGGTTAATAGTAGATACTGGCAAGTCGAGGTAGATTCAACTAATGTATACTTTGTTTGCTATAAAGGTACAACGGCCAATTATAGTGTAGATATAAAGTATTATATCTTTGAGGCACCGAGCAACTAATGACACAAAAAATAGTTATTTCAAAAGCTGGTTACAATGCCGTTAATGAAACTGATCCCGATCATTTAGTATACAGTTCCGATTATGATAGCCTAAAGTACTATGTAGCTGGAAGTGTGGACTTAGATATGTCTGGTGCAGGAGACGTTGAAGCTAACATTACACACAACTTAGGGTATGTGCCATTTTTTATTGCGTATCTAAATTACGTCCCTCTAGTAACAGACTATGCAGCAGTGCCGTCTTATAGTGCAAGCTTCGGTAACTGGCAAACACTGGATGTTTATGCCACAACCACTAAGCTATACTTTACGGTAAAAAAAAGCGGAAGTCCCGCATTTACTTGGACAATAGTATATAAAATATTTAGGAATAATATGGGCTTGTAATTATTTATGAGGGGGAACTATGATTATTTTTTATAATAAGTTGACAGGAAAAATAGTAGGTACTATAGAGGGTAGACTACATTCAGAAGATCATCTTAAAATGTGGATCGGTAGTAAAGATGAGATAGATAGAGTGGTATGCCAATGGAAGAAAACGTTTGATGAGTGGTTACCTGATTTACAGAATAAGGAACAGTCAACCATCTTTGTATCCCTTGACAAAAAAGAAGCGCACTTGGGGGAATATATTATTGATATCACTACCAAGAAATTGAAGCTAAAATAGCTGTATAGACTTTTGGCGTCTAAGTGTAATAATAGTTTATAGGGGAAATATGTCCGAGAACCAAGAAATTAGAAAAAAAATCATAGATTTCGAGACAGAACTTGAAATTTTAAAGAAAAAATACGAGGTAGACCCGGTTGCGACATTAGAATTTCCTCATTATCGGGTACTTCCGGATGAAGTACTTTTAGCCCTAAAGATAATTGAGAGGCATGGCTATAAGATAATGCTCTCGTATAAGGAAAAATAAATGCAAACAAGATCTGAAATGGAAACAGAATTACAGCTTCAGCTCCAATCGGCGAGCAACTCCACGCTGTTTCCGGCGTCACGTTTAACATCTCTTATTCAAAATGCCTATAAGGAGGCAACAACACTTTTTAAATGGTTGGCTTTGGCACGAGCTAAAACTACCGATACAACTGTTATTGGTGCGGGAAACGATGTCTGTTACTACGATTACCCGGATGAGTTTAGAACCAATACCGTCTTTAGAGTTCAGATAGATGCAAAGGAATACAACAGGAAGAGCTTTGAATCCTTCTTGGATTATAGAAATAGAAATACAAACTCCACTAAAAGAATCTTTGCAAACTACCAACGCTTTTTATTTGTTTCTCCTAACACAGTTGCAGGAACATCTAACATGGATGTATGGGGAATTATTCAAGCTCCGGAACTATCTGCCGCAGGTACAGAAACAATATTCTCCGGCAATGCCGACGAGGGAAACTTTGCTGTTGTAGGTTTGGCACTAGCCACCGCAGTTAAAAAAATTAACTCCAAGTTATCAGATAAAGAAAGACAAAATGCTTTAGTAGTTTTAGGAAAAATGAACACAGATGAATGGGATGAATATGTACGTGACCAGCAACTTGATACGCCTCTACTCGAAGTACCGGACTTTTTCGGTAAGGGACAATCTAGTGCGGAAATTGGGCAGTTTTATTTTGATCCTACGGAGCATTACTAATGCCTAAAACAACCGGGCTAAACGCCACACAATTACAAGCAAAAATAGATGAGTTAAAAGCACAAGGTAAAACTGAATCTACCTCCAAGTCTTTAGGAAAATACGTAGATGCCTTAAAGGTATTACAACCACAAAAGTACGGGGCAGAAACAGTAGCTTTTGCACAAAAGAAACTCTCTACTAGCACAGAACCGCTATCGCAAGCAGGAGCAGAAGGTGGGTCAGGGCTAGCCGGAGGTTCAGGTCTTGGAGCAGGACAACCTGCGGGAATTGATCTTAATAAGATTTACGAAAACGAATTAAACAGTCCGGAACTTCAGTCGTTACAGTCCGAACTCGACATTAAGAAACAAGCAAGAGACGCGGCAGAAGGCGATATAAATGACAACCCTTATTACACAGAGGCAACAAGGGTGGGTAAAATTTCTAAACTAAACCAGAGAGCAAACAACGAGATAACAACTTTGCAATCACAGATCGACCAGAAGAAGGCAGATGCCCAAGTAAAAGTAAACATAGCTAACCAACAATACAACATCGAGGATAAACAATATCAGAACAACATTCAAAAACTTAACCTGTTAATATCCTCCGGTGCTATTGTTGGGGCATCTTCAAAAGATATTGCCGATATCGCTCTTGCTACCGGCATGAGTACAGACATGGTAAAAAGTATTGTAAATACAACCAAACAAGGCCAAGTACAAACAAGTGTTTCGTCTGCAACAGATGATAACGGTAATGTCACGGTATCTGTTATCAACTCGAAGACCGGGGAGGTTATTGCTCAAAACTCTTTGGGGGCTATTGGTAACAAGCAAGACGGATCGGGCGAAACTTTGGATAAACAGGAGAAGGCTTTTGATTCCGCGGTATCAGACGGTATCGCACAATTACAAAAAGGTGAGGATTGGGGGACTGTATGGAATCGTATTTATACTAAGTTTAAAGGTATTGGTTCCGACGAGGATCTCGTACTGGCTATAGATAGCGGACTAGGTACATCGTGGAGGGAGGGCGGAGCCTTTGAAAAATACAAAACCAAACAGGCGGGAGGAGAGTAACACATGGGATGGCTTGAGAATAGAGCTAACGCGGCAAGGGGGATTTCTCCTAACGGTAGCGTAGAAAATACAAACAATGTCCCTAATATTACCAATTCTCCTAACTGGTTAAGTAGCCGGGCGCAAGCCGCAAGAGATATACAAGTAAACACTGCTCCTATTGCACAACCCGTACCAATACAAGAGCCTGTTAAGAAACCGTCTAATCCATTACAAGCGGTACAGAGTTTCATTTCAAATCTGTTGGGAAAAAAAACAGAGGACAAGCCATTAGAACAACCTACACCAGAAACTAAAAAGGGTAATCTTATTACTCAAGTTATCGACTCCTATAAGAACTTTACAAATAATCAATTAAAAAAGACGTTAGCGGATCGTGCTGTAAAGCTCACCGAAGAGGTGAAAGGTAAAAAAGATCCTAAGAAAATAGAGAACTTAAAATCTGATATTGAGGAAATAAATGTAGCCTTAAATCAACCCTCTCTTGGTAAGAAGTATTTAGTGTCCTCTAAACAAAAGTTTATGCGTGATCTAGGTAGCGTTGGTGCAGGGGCAAGCACTTTGGTGTCCTCTCTTGCCGACTTCTATAACCGAGTCTACGAACAAGACGCCGAGACTATGTCCAAGATGGCAACCGTTAATAAAGATTCCAAAGTCTTAAATTGGCTTTTTAAACAGGAGTCGCAAAAGAGTGCGGCAAAAACAGAAGTATCTCAAGATATCTCCAAGAGCGTTAGAACATGGGCAGAAGAAGTAAGTCCCGCCAACCCAGACTTTATGGACGGGCTTAAAAACGGTATTGGATCTATGGGTGCATTTCTTGTAGCAAGTGTCGCTTCCGGTGGAGGAGCTACGGAGATGGCTGTTTTAGAGGCTATGAGCGAATCTGGTACAGTTTACCGGGAAAACCGGGAAACTGGTAAGGATGTTGCCACCTCATCGGAAGTGGCCGACAAGGACTTTCTAGCCAACCTTGTTATAAACTATTACACCAATAAGTTCGGTATCTTTACAGATAAACAGGCTGGAATAAGAAAAACCATTATGTCTGCTTCCGCCGAAGGTACACAGGAGGCATTACAACAAGTAGCATCCAACCTTTCAACGGGAAAAGATATGATGGAGGGTGTTCCGGAGAGTCTTGGTATAGGTGCAATTCTTGGAGGTGCTGTCTCTCCGCTCAATTTGGGAGGTACTACCGAGAATACCCCGCAGTTGGAACCTTCCGAGGGAGCTAGCAAACCAACAGAAGAAGCGCCAAAAGAGCCGGAAAAACAGCCGTATAGTAAGCCGGAGCTTCCCCTATTTAGAGGTACGGATACCAGTACGTCCGAGTCCATAGCGGAAAAAGGTTTTAACCTTTCTAAGCACGCAACACTAGGGGATGTTATATACATGACTGATAGTAAAGACTCTGCAAAACAGTTTGGGGACAATATTATAGAGGGTCTAACGGTTGGTGACTTCAAATGGAAAGTATTTGATTCCCTAAACGAACGCAATGCTTTTGTAGAAGAGATGGCCGCAAAGACTGTATCTGAAGCCATAAACAAGGAAGGCATTTATGATGGCTTTTACGAGAAAGACTTTGGCGAGGGCGGTAACAACTTCGTTTTAACTAACAAGAAAAAAGCTGATGCTATTATGAAGGAGCGCTTCGGCAAGAAGGTAGAGGAGGTCAAACCTACACTAGCCCCGGCGGAAGCCGTACAAGAGCAGGAGACCCAAATGCGTGATTCTTATAAAGGGAATATCGAAAAGGTGGATCAAGCATTAGTGGAAGTATTTACTGAAATGGAGGTGGCGGAAGCCGGTAAGCGTTTCTTTTATGAGCAACCGGATACTATGGATCTTGGAGTGATCGGTCAAAAGTCGTCTTTCCCGTCATGGGTTCCGGAAGATTTACGCTCAAGAGAGCTGTTTGATATTGTCTTAAGGGACATAAGGGACATAGAAACTTTAAAGTATCCCGGTGGAAACAGGTCTCGACAGCGCGCTCTGTATGACGCCATATTAGATGAGATAGACAAAAGATCTGGAGTTAATACCTCTAAGCAGAGGAGTGCTATAATTAAACAGTATGATCTCCTTAACAAAAAACAAAAAGATGATCGACAAGATGGCGAAGGTAAAAAGGCTGTTCGTCGAAGCATTAAAAGAAGCGAAACAACATCTGAAGAAATAAACGCCGCTCCTATTAAGGACAAGGAATCCGTAGAGAGAGACACAAAAACAGTAGCCAAAACTCCCGAACAATTAAAAGAAATTATAGACAATTTAAATAGGTATGGTCAGAGCCACGCTATCTTACGTCGTACCGGAGGTTTAAGCGGTGCTAGAATAAAAGGTTTTTCAGTAGCTGGACTATTTGTTCCTCCCGGAACAAGTAAGAAGGCAACAGGTGTGGCAAAAGAAGGAGAAGTCCGCTTAAAGGGTACTCACATTGCGGATGATACCAACTATATATCAACTCTCGCGCACGAGCTTGGACACGCAACCGAGTTCCATCTTACCGGAGCGACAAATAAAAAGACGATGCAAGTGTTTGGAGAAAAGCTGTCCCCGGAACAAAGATCAAAAGTATTGGAAGAGTTAAAGGCAGTCACCGAACAATTAGAAGGTAAGGCCAATATCGCCAAGAATCCTGAGTACTACAACAAACCTACAGAACAACTTGCAAGGTTTTTTGAAATGTATATTATAAACCCGGAGCTTCTACAAGAGACCGCTCCAACAGCTTTAGAACTAATAGAAACACAATCCATAAAGCATCCGATGTTACGGGAATTTCTAGAAATAGTGGACGAGAACATGATGAAAAAGGACAAGGCGGGTAAGACTTTCCTACCTGACCTACGAGAAACCTACCAGAAGGCACTCGGTAGTAAACGTGTTGGTAACATTGCTTACTATGCCGAGATAACTCACAGAGCAATGGTAGAGCGCGCAAAAAGGGTATTACCGGACTTTATCAACTCCAAATTTAAAGGCGTTAAAGATGATTCAGAACTACTCTTTAGAGTAGCCGAATCCATTAAGGTTACAAAAGACGGAGTGCCGGAGTTTGGTACTAGAGACTTTACTTATTTAGAAACCGAGTTTTATAACACAGATAAATCTGATGCCCTAAGAGCAACGGGATACGAGTATGTCTCCACCGAAATAAAAGACGGCGTTAGTATGGATACTTACGCCAAAAGCAGATATACCCCGGCGGAAGCCGAAAGCCTGTACGAACAACTCTCCGACAAAGGAAAGTTATTGATAAAAGATTTTACCGCCCAACGCTCCGAAGCTAAGGATTATTTTAACCGGGAAGTTATTAAAGAAATAAACGGCATTACCTCAAACCTTGAGGGTTGGGTACATCATTACTTTGAAGAAGGCAAAGGAACTACTGTTGGAAAATCACTACGTTTTAGAAAGAAAAAAGCAGGAGCAACCATGCACAGAACCGGAAATGAGGGTTATGTTATGGATTTAAAAAAGGCAGTAACTAAAGCCATCGTTGAGCTAGAAACAGCTAAGTCTTTTAACAATTTTGTAGACAAGCAGTTTGCCCGTGTATCAAAACCAATTCCGGAGGGACAAAACCCAGACGCCGGTTGGGTAGAGGTAATGGGTAATTTAAGAAAAGGTGTTGGCTTAGAGGGAGACTCTCGAACCACGATCATCACGCCGGAAGGCAAGGCAGTTAAGGCTAAACAAACAAGATACCAGATTCCTCAAGCGGTCTACGAAAGGTACAAACTATATCGTGGGTTAGTAGAGGAAGCAAGTGCAACCACCAAGTTTTTTCACAGACTCAACAGCTATTGGGCAATCAACATCCTAACGGACGTTGGTTCAGCCGGGACTAACTTTATTGGCGGAGGTATTCAGTATTCCGCTAAAGTCTTGAAGGATTTTTATACAGAAACACTTACCGGAGATGTAAGCTACAAGCAAACCCGTAGAGATGTTACAGCCATGCTAAAAGTATTACTCCCCAAAGGTTGGCACAGCGCTCCTGATTGGGTTTATGGCGCAGATTTATCCAACTGGTACGGTCAGTTTTCACAGAAACAAATATCAAAATCAGACAAAGCGCTAGACGCTCTTGCCGATAAGAACTTAAAACTGTTTGGAAGTATTGAACGTTACTGGAAAAAAGTAATAATGGTTTCCGAGAACGTTAAGGATGTAGCCTCATTAAATGAGGTAGGTATAGAAGGGCTACGTTTACCTACTAAAGAAGAGGAAAACATGATAGCAAAGATCAACGCCGAGGTGGATCTGTTTGCTTTCGACTACGATAACATCCCTTTGTGGCTTACTAACATGAAGAAAAACCCGGTGGGTACAGGTATAAAACCGTTTGCCACCTACCCATATAAATACGCTAAAAACATTACTAACATGGTAGGATCAGCCTTTGACCAGTCCCTACCATGGCAAGATAGAGCCGCCAAGCTTCTAGCACTATCAACTTTAATGGCAATCTACGCCGCGTTTAGTTACAACAGAAAGAAGAAACAACAGACTCCGGAGGCTACCTCGCCGGAAATTGAAATACGGGCGAAAGCGGCGGGTAATTTATTTACAGGTGTCACAGATGAAGAAGGAAATGAATTGTTTGTAAGAGTCTCTAAGTACCCATACTTCGGTTTGACTGAGGCCGCAATACAAACCATGAAGGGTAACACGGATTCTGCATCTAATATCTTTAAAGAGATGCTAGGATCCATAGGATTTCTTGGTAAGACAGGGCTTAATGTTCTTGGTTATCGGGATCAGTATGAGAAGTTTGACCCGACGGAAGTCGTTTTGGGCAACAACCTTTCAAGTCTTGTACCTTATACAAGAATACTAGATGAAATATCCCGTGGACTAGATCCATATAAGCGTAAACAAACTACTTTCGGACAGACTTTTACCCGTTTAATTCCTACTACAGACGCAGATTTACAGGAAAAGTTACACGGAGAAGCCCGTACCGTGACAATTCCAATAGAGGGAGAGGTAAAAAGAACACCGGGTACAGCGTACACAAGAACAACCGTAGACAGAACTCTTAAGAACTACTGGAAGGACATCTTATTATCCTCACTTACCGGCATTTACTTAAAGCGTGTTAATCCAAAAGATGTAGAGGCACAACTTATCCGTGATGAAGAAAACCGTAAGAAGAAGGAAAAGGAAGAGAAAAAGAAGTCCTTAAAGGGCAGTAAATAGACTAGGCGTAGTAAAGATGTTTTAATTATTACATGCAAGAGTTTTTCACAGGTGTAGGACAAGTCGGATTTCCCATAATAGTTGCGGGGTATTTTATGCTTCGCTTTGAAAACAAAATAGAAACCTTCGGTAATAAGATCGACAAGTTGTCTGAGGTCTTTGAAGGTAAGCCCAGTGAGGGAAGAAAAGGACTGATTCAATCGATTAACGAAAATACCCAAGCCACCAATAGTTTAGTCAAGGAAGTCAAAAAATGATGTTACTACGTGATTCTATCGAATACGCAATAAACGCCCCGTACTTCTGGAGTTCTATTGGGTTTACTATAGCTACGGCAATGTTTGTGGGAGCGGCAATATACGACGGTCACTTAGACCATGTGAAAAAAGCACTGGTATCAGTACTATCTTATGCTCTACTGGTATTTTGGGTGACATACTCAAGAGTTGCCTCCATTATTTCCGTACCTGATTACGAACTACATCCAGAAAGACCTATCGGAAGTCTTGTTGCATTGATTGTTGTAACTTCGGCGTGGGTAATAGGAGTATTTCTCGGAGTGTTAGTCTTTACATATCATAGGTATAAACTTAGAAAGGTATAAATAATATGGATACATTTAACAACTTTTTTAACACCAACAATGGTAAATTTGTAGAATACTCCGACCCCACTAACAAAAATCAGTGTATGGATCTGGCCTTTGCGTGGTGCGATGCGCTAGATATTCCTTATACCTCCATCAGGCATTTATACGCGTATCAGGTATTTACACAACCAACATCGGAAACATTAAAATATTTCGACCTAATTAAAAACGGTTGGTTTAACAGTCCACAAGTGGGGGATCTTGTTGTTATCGGTAATTCTGTTGGTATCGCCGGGCATATCTCTATTGCTACAGGTAAGGGAAGTCTTATGACGTACGAAAGTTTTGACCAAAACTGGCCGATAAAATCGCCCTGCCGCTTGGTTACACATAAGTATGACCTCCGCGCAAGCGGTACTTTAGGCTGGTTGCGTCCAAAAGACGCGTGTAAGGCCAAACTGGATCAAATTCAGGCCATCCTCAAGGCATCCCTGTCCGAATGTGACAAAGTCAAAAGTATAAAGGAGGCGTTAAAATGATTTCAGCTCTTGGCGGTAGAAAGTTTGTATTTGCTTTAATACTTATTACAATGGGGTTTATTCTTGTTATAACCGGAGAAACTACAGTTGATTCCTTCTTTAACTTTGCGGAACTTGTTGGTGGAACGTATGTTCTAGGAAATATTGCGACGAAAGTCGTTGCTAAACCTGAGAGAAATCCACAAGAGTAACAGTTACAACGTCAACTTCCCATGACCTACCCCTTTTAACCCAACCGTGAATGTGTATTTGTCCGCCAGCATTTAACCAGTCCTTTGCTTCGCTGATTCCGAGTATCTTTTTTATTCTGTCCGACATATGCCCTTTAGTGGTGGTTTGAACCCCGACGATTTTATTTGGATCATGTTGCACCGCAACAATATCTATGAAACCAAAAAGATCCACCCGTACTTTTGCATAAGGGTTAAATCGTTCAACAACTTGAGCGATATAACCTTGTTCACGTAAGTATTTAAGAGATCTTTTAGTAGGTGAATCCATCTTAATTATTAGCAATCAACTTAGGGTCTTTGCGGCGCAAGCCGTTGATAACGCCTGAAAGTTTG